CAATCGCGAACGGGATTCCCGTCGTGTATGCATACCAAACGCCAGCGACATTAAGAGCGACAAGCTCAAGAACAAAGATGTACGTCACGACAGGGCGAACCGAAGCGCGAAGGTTGATCATCCACTGGGATGCGCCTTTGCCAATCTCGATGTCGTGCTGATACAGGGCTTGCCGTTCTTCGCCAGCAGTTTGCGTCTGGATCTGCTCAAGCTTGATCTCTTCGACCTTGGCCTGCGCAAGGAATCCACGTTCGGCCAAAGCGAGTTCCCGCTCTTTCTGGGCGGCAACAAGAGCAAGTTCATGCTTCTTGTCCTGACGGTCTTGGAAGATAGAAAGAATCTTCGGAAGGCCGCCAGCCAAAAAAGACAAAAAGGTAGAAACCATGGTCATCATTTGCTGCGTTCCTCTAGCAACTTGACCCTAACTTTAAGGTCGTGGATGTCTGTATAGATCTCTTCTTTAAGCGAGTGCCTACGCTCTGCAGAAATTGGGCTGTCCGTTGGTACGCCCTCCGGCGTGATCAACGCAGGCATCTTGCTTTCGATAGACAAGAGTCGATTGTTGAAAGACGCGATCTCGGCCAAGAGCCAGCCAACTGCGGCAAGCAAGACCGGGAAAAGCATATCGATGACTTTCTGCATTGTCATTTTCTAGCTCTTGTTTCTATTGATGAGGTCAAATACGGTCTTGATCTTGTCTTCAAGAACGGCCACGCGAAGATCGAGCTTCGCCAAGACTATGATCAACGTGATCATAGCCAGTATCACGGGCCATCCCTTTATCAGCATTTCTATTACGTCCACAAAGAATGCCCCCGTAGTTAAAGCTGCTACTTCTTTCGCTTGTTCTTTTTCTTCTTTGGTTTCTTTGGCTTCTCAATAGTCAGGTCGTGAACGTAGTAAACCGTTTCGTACTCTTCCTTTTTCTTGAAAGGCCAAAGAGACAAAAGCCAAGCCTTAAACATAGCAAGCTGATTCATGACTAATCCTCTATTTGAAAAAGCCTAGCCAGTCAGCCAGCTTCATTAGCGCAGCGCCAAGAATTCCAGCGAGACTAGAAACGGCAACCAAGGTTCTCCATCCTCCCTTCGCCTCCGCAAGCATGAGCTTGATGTCATGGACATCGCTCTTGAGGGACTTCATATCTTCCTGAAGACCCTCTATCTGGGCGTCGTGCCGCCCTAGATCTCGCTGGACTTCCACTTATTATCCCTCCGTCTTCGGAGCCTCAGCAGGAGGCGGCAACTGCGGCATCGCCTGCTGCTGCAGCTTCTGGATCAAGCCAGCGACCGTCTCAAACGGCTGCTTGGCGAGGGCCGCAATCAAAAGGTTTCCTTCTTCCATCGAAACTTCAAACTTCAACGTATTCATAAATACCTCCTATTCAGGTTTAACCAAAATCACAACGTGAAATAACTCAAATAAATATTCACATCATCTGTGACAGATGTACTGCCTGATGTTACCGTTACTCTCCAAGTTTCAGACGCTGCATCATTGCAAATGTAAGTAGACCATATAGGTCTTTGAACAGTAGAGCTGTTTATGGCAATTCCAGCGCTTGCTGATATTCGCTGCCAAGAGTACGAGTACGTCCCATTACCGCCAGAAATGCTAGGCGCGTCAACTTGAACGTCTGCGCTTCCGCAATAGTCAGAGCCAAAGAAAGATCCTGTAGCCGAATCAGGATAGTTTACCGTAAGGGATGACTTGCCACGCAGATCGTTCATCGAGATGACCGTCCCGCTGCCGCCCACTCCTGCAAGGGTGCGGACAGCGGAATCGTTCATATTGATGTTCGCACCGGACGACCTGCCAAGCTCGATGTTGACATCGTTAAGGCTGATTGTGCCGGTAGGCGTAGGCATCGATTACTCAGCAGTCGGCGGCGCTACAGGGGCAGGCTCAGGAGCCGGAACCCAAGGAAGCGGCTTGGCTTCCATGGCAAGCTTCTCTGCTTCTTTGGCGACGACGTATGCGATGTGCGCCTTGATGCCTTCGAGCGGCGTCGGCACGTCCGAAGTCGGCGGGGCGTCCAGCCAAGTAACGATTTGCTCTTCGGTGAGATCGCCAAACGCAGTGAAGCTGCCGGGGTCAGCCGCGCCAAGCTTGATGGTAGTAGGCAGATCGAACTTCGCCGCACCGTCAGTGCCGGTAACGGTGACTTCGACTTCCTTTACAACGTCAGCAAGACCGCCCTCGGCAATCACGCGAACGCCATTAACTTTATACGAATAAACAATAGCCATCGTCATGCCCTCTCAGTGGAGTTTAGATTTTAACTCGGCCAGCTCACGTTTGAGCTGAACCAATTCCTTCGCAAGCTCAACCGCAGACGCCATGGCAGCGTTGCCGTAGGAAACGGACAGCGTTCCCATTTCATCGCCAGCCTTGGTGATCGCCTCGGGCAGTAACCTCTGTAAGGACTGCGCCGAGACACCAACCTGCGTGATTCGCTCGCCGTCGGTGCGGTCGTAAATACCAACCTTCACCGCAGCCAACCTCTCGACGAAGCTTTCCGGCATCGGACGCCAATTAGTCTTAAGCCGTTCGTCCGAGTACGCCGTCACGTTGCCGGACGCCTTGATCGAGTACGACATGCACGAACCAAAGCCGCCGTTGATTAGTACCAACATGCCATGGCTGTCGAGGTTGCCAGCGACGCCGCCAGCGTTCGGATGAGACCACGCCATGCCGTACAGCGACCCGGTGGTAGTGCCGTCGGCTGGCAGCTTGTAGCTGTCACCCATAGCGAACACGCCTTGATAGCGAGTCGAGGCGTAAGCGCCAACGATGCCGTTGCCGTAGTTGTCGTCGATGTAGAGGTTGCCATTAGCGCGTGTGGCGCGGGCTGCTGTGCCTGTGGTATCGGAATATGCAACCCGGCAATCAGCATGGAAGCCGTCGCCAGAATAGCCAGCCAAGTACCAATGCGAGCCAGTCCAGTACGTCTGAACGCTGTAGTCGCTGTTGTCATCGCGGCGATACAGACGGGTCACGCCTCTGCTGTTTCGACTGTCGCTGTTTAGACTTGAGTTGTAGGTTAGCGAGACCGCGTAATCAGTGTAGTTGTTGTCGTCAATCTGCCTGCGCCATGAGCTAAAAGACCCGCCGCTACAACCGCGTGAGAACAGCAAGCCACCTTGGTTGTACTGTCCGGCGACCTGAATGCCGTATGCGTTTCCGCCCGTCGAGCCAAGACTGTTTGTTGTGTAGTGAAGCGCATTGAAGCCTTGGATGTGAGAAGTGCCGCTCGGATAGTTGCTCCCGCTCCAGATGTCAAAGAAGCCAGAACCACCGTGGAAAGTCTCGTTTGCTCCGTATCCGCTGTGACCGAAAGAGCCAACCCAATAGTTGCTGTCGGAAGTGTAGTCAATTCGTCGGCTGTAGTTATTCTTTGCCGACAGCCCCATGTGGACCTTGAAGTCCGTCAGCGTGGAGTAGCGTAGGTATCCGTCGTCAGACGAATATATACGAGCTAGTCTGTTTGCTACGCCGCTGTCGCCGCTAGTGGTGTTGATCCAGCCTGCCTGTATGTAGCCGTTGCCATCCGTTCGGACGATCTTGTTTGCGTTATCGTTACGACCGGAGTGGACATCGAGACCGCCAACTGTAGCGGCGTTACCAGTAATGCTGATTCCCCACGTTCCGCTTGCTCCGCTGCCGGTGAGCGAAGGCGCGTAGCTAGTGTAGTTACCGGCATGAAGCGCAACGTACGCAGAGCCGCCGCCGTATGTCGAATTGCTGATATAGAAGGCGCCGCTTTCGTGGTAGTACTTCCACCCGTAGCCGTGCGTGTAGTAGCCAGTCGTGTTGCCGTTCGTCATCCACCCAGCGCTGCCAACGCCGGTTGAAAACATCGTTCCCCAGTACCCGTTACGTGATCCATCAATCAGAACTGAGCCGTAAGAGCTAGATGATGGCGTCAAGTGCGTCATTGACCCAGAGCCGGGGAAGTACAAGCCGTATCCCGTGCCGCCGTGGAAATGGAGCCACGTATAGACGTTGTTGTACGAGCCGCTGTAGTTATCGAAGCGACCGTTCGACACGTTAGTGGCGTACGTGGCAGTGCCGCTTATATTGATGCCCCACGTTCCGGACGCGCCGCTGCCGGTGAGCGATGGGGAGTATGAGGTGTAGTTACCAGCATGGAGAACGCGGTTGTTGCCGTCGTAATGTTCCGACTCGCCACGGATCGGCATCCGAGAGATGACCTCCGAGGCGACCGTGCTTGAATTGTACGAACGCGGCGAGAACGTCGCGCCGTTGGATGCGGTGTAGGTGCTGTAGTAAGGCGTCGCGCCTTTATACATTCCGCCGGGGCCGTGGAAGCGGTAGTAGGCATTGCCACCGCGCAGCCACACAATGATTCCGTTGACCGACAGCGCCATGCCGCCGACCATCGTCGTGTACTGCTCGGAGAACTGGTTGACGCGGATCGTCTTGTCGTTACCGCCCCACGCACCGTCGCCTGACCACTCCCAAGTGAGAGTCAAGCCGCCACGGTGTGCGCCAGTACTGATTGGGTCCCACGGAGCGGTGTCACCGTAGCCGCGAGAGATCGACCAGCTTCCGAAGTGGAACCACGCATACACATCGAAGCGAACTGGGTAGTACGTGTTCGCATCGCCGCCGACGTAGAACTCGATAAACGAATCGTTCTCAAAGATTCGTATGTCTCGACCATTAGCGGTGATCGAGCTGTTAAATGTGGTCGGCTGCGACATTGTGATCGTGCCGTTCTCAAGAGTGAGAAGTGGCTGCGAACCGTACCCGTAGCGGTCGAAAACAAAACGACTCGCGCTGAAGGTATGCGTCCCGCTACTAGACGTTGATAGTGACGACCACGAGTTGACGCCGCCGACCGTGCCGCCGTAATAGATCGTCCCCGTAAGGTGCGTCGTTCCTTGAACGCCAAGGTTGGCGTCTGTGTTAGTCGAGCCACCAGCGGTGATCTGACTGGCGCGAATCGCGCCACTTATTGTGCCGCCGCTTAACGGAAGCGCGTAGCTGCTGTAGTTACCGGCGGTAAGGAGTTGGTTGCCGTTCAGCGTAGCCAAGCCTGAACTGTTGCCGATGATGAAATCCCCGCCGCCAGTCGTCGTGAATCGATGACGGTTTCCACTTCCTGCGCGATACCAACTGTCCGTGCCGTCAGCATCGAACGTGAGGCGGAACAGATCGAGACCTGCTGACGCAGTAATTGTGAGCTTGCCAGTAAGAGTCCCACCACTTAACGGGAGTGCGTAGCTGCTGTAGTTGCTTGCGTTTAGAACAAGATTTCCTGTGAAGTAACCATTGGTATAGATACTGCCGCCCACGTACAGGTTATTGCCACTAGTGCTAGCGCCAATCTGCACATGGTTGCCGGGGTTATCGTATTGCAGCCATAGGTGATCTGTACCGGCAGACGCCGAAGACTTGCCCCAAATATGACGAACCTGTAGCCGAGCGTCCCCTGTTCCGCCCACGTTAAGTGCAGGCGTTGCGTTATTCCACGCTAGTGTCGGCGTGATGGTTACTTGCCCGGATGCAGTAATAGATGTTCCGGTAAAGTTAAGCGCCGCGCCTGAATAAATCGCAAGACCGCCGTTGCCGTTGTCTTGTATGTACTGCCCATTTGCGAAGCCGACCTTGTACGGCTGCTGTAGGTTGAGATGACCTGTCAAAGTCCCGCCGCTCAACGGGACGGCGTAGGAGCTGTAGTTGGCAGACGAAAGGATTTGCGTCCACGAAGTCCACCCACCGAGTCCTTGGCTGTAGTTACGCATCGCAAGCGCTGGCGTCGCCGCATCGTAGTTGCCGGATATCTGATATGCGCCGTATCTTTCATACCCGGACATCGTCAGCGTCGTTGCCCAGCTGCCAAACAGCCCGTGACCGCTGTGCATTGAGACTGTCGTTTGTCCAAAGTCGGGAGACAGCGTATACGCGGAGGTGGCGTCGCTGATCCAGGTGCTATCGTTGTAGTTGTATCGTGAGTACAACCCGCCGACGCTAATATTCTTGTAGTTACCACTCAAGGACGGGCTATACGAGGTGTAGTTTCCGGCGTGGAGGACTTGATTCCCGCCTGACGTGACATTGCTCGCGTTGAATGTGCCAGCGGTATTTATTGACGCGAGGTCGCCGATACCGTTCGCGTGGAAAATCAAGCCACCGCCGGAGTCGTTGGCAAGCCACCAGCCCGTGCCTGACGCTGCTGTGTTTCGCAGCCACAAGATGTAGCGCTGCGTGGAGTTGAGCGTAAGCGGATAGCCTGATCCAGAGCTGACCGTGCCACCGCTCAACGGTAGATAGCTCGACAGCGCGGAGCTGGTGATGTAGCCGCTCGGGTTCGTGCTGTTATATGGCGTGTAACCAAGAGCGGTCGTTACCTGTGCGCCAGTGATACCAGTCAGGTATCCGCTGTCGTTCGTAAACGTGCTGACATTTGTCGGCTGCGTATACGAGAACACGCCAGTCGATGAGTTATACGAAAGTGATCCAGTCGCGCTTACGGCTGAACGCGCACGGGCGTTCGTGAAGTACAGGTTAGTGCTGCCTTCTGTAATGCCATCGCTGTTTGGCGTGGTGTAGCTGAAGGTGCCGGTCGTATTGTTGTACGACAAAGAGCCAGAGGCTGAGATCGAAGTCCTTACGCGAGAGGCCGTGTGGTAAAGATTCGTGCTGCCTTCCGGAACCGCATCAGTGCTTCCGGGTGATGCGCTAATTTCAACGTATGCTGAACCAGACCAGCGATAAACCTTCGCGCTGTCTATGGCGATGTAGATCTTTCCAGAGTCTCCAGTCGCTGGGAAAGCCGCGAGGTTCGCGTACTCAAGGACGTCGTCAACGTAAGACGGCAAGTGCGATGACGCAATCTTTCCGGAGCTGTCTAGTCCGGCGTAGCCATTAGCAACGCCCTTATTTGCGGCGTTCTCTGGCGTAAATCCGAGTGCGGTCGTTACATCGCCGGACGCAATATTCGTGCCAACGGTAACGCGGCCTTTCCCATCAACAGTTACTTTCGAGTACGTTCCAGCGGTGACGCCGCTATTCGCAAGCGTCAGCGCGACAGGTGAGCCGGTCGTGCCGGTTCCGGTAACGTCTCCGGTGAAGTCAAGGGAGCCAGACGGAATGGCGACCCAAGACGGATTAGTGCCATCAGTGCTGAGATACTTGCCGCTGTTGCTGGTTTGCGAAGGCAGGAAGCTATTCTTAACAGCAGCACTCGGGCTGCGAACCTCAGATACGTGCAGGTACTGCGGGTGATCGTCGTCAGACAAACCAGACAAGTTGCCGTGGTCAGTAGCAGGGTTGGCTGCCGAGCCAACAGCAGAAATAGAACGCAGATCAACAATGCTGACAAGTTGGGCGTTTACGCTATTTGCGTAGCCGTCTGAAGCTTTATAAATCAGTTTGTACAGCGGCCTAAACTCAACTGATGGGAACCCTGTGAGCGTTAAATCAGCAAAGGAAAACGCTTCAGCCTCGCCCAAATTATCGGTAGCAGATTGACCGATGATTGCAATAACGGGGTACGTTAAATTGTTTGTGGCCAGAATCCATGTCGTAGCGTGTTGGTTATTGCCAACGTCCGCCGTACTCCAAACACCACCTGAGACTGAGTTGTACTGTGGTCTGGATGTACCCTGCCTGAACGGGAAATCTGTGGGAGCGTCCATAACCCACGAAGTGCCTTGCAGGTGCAGTACTGGAATCTTTGCGGGGAACAACAAGTTCTGTTGGTATGTACCAGCGGTAGGCGTAGCAGTCGACACGATGTCGATCTTCATGTCCTCGTCAAAGAACGTACCAGACTCAATTGCAATCTGCGTAGCCGCGTTGGTAGCTGAGTTGTTCAGCGTATAGCCACTAGCCAAGAAACCATTCGCGATAGCAGCGCCGCGTGTGCGGTGCAAATACTCGTGAGTCTGCCAGTCGAGGACAACACCATGACGCTCGTCGCCAAAGTAGACAGCCGTCGATGTAGTCGCGTTCCAATAGATATAAGCGGTTGGCGCGTGTTCTTCCCACGTAAAGTAGGACATCTGCGTCGACAACACGCCAGATGCACTAAAGTAGATAAAGTGCAGGCCAGTTGTGTTCGGGATCACAACAGTCTGGGCGGACGTATAAGTATATTTTACGCCCTTGCACCAAACTACGAACTCAGACGCGACAGGGGCAATCGTAAACGTACGAGTGCCGCTATCGAATGAGATCGATGACTGAGTCTTATCGGCGTGACCAATAGGCTCGCCCGTAGGCTCTGTCGAAGGCTCCCACGCAGTGCCGTTCCAGACGAGCTTCTCTCCTGCGGCAGGCGCGTCAGTCGAGACAGCGCGGCCTTGGATCTTGGCTACGTTTGGTGCGGAAGAAGTACCGGAAAGGTCTCCACCAATCTCAACCTTATCCGAGTTGAGATTGGTGAAGTTGGCGTCCAGCTCATTATTGGTAAGCGGACTGCCCTTCCCTGCGCGGGTAGTAATATTCGACATGCCTTTCCCCTATTAGGAGATCGTTACAGTCCAAGTCACCGTCATCGTGTCGGCAGCACCCTTGTTCACGACTGCGAACACGGTACGGCAGAGCATGGTTCCGCCCACGCCAGAGTTGAAAAGACCCGCCTCGGTCACCGCGCCTGTGCCGATTCCGGCATTGAAGGTGGCAACGTAGGTCGCAACCGCGTTGGTCGCGGTTCCGCTGGTCAGCGAAGCGCGGCCAAGCTCGCCGCCGAGGGCGGTATCGCCAACTACGGGGGAGGCGGTTCCGGAGCCGACAGCCATGTGGCTCATGACCGCAGATGCCGTGCCAACCATGCGAGAAGCAATGAAGTTCTTGCCGGTGGTTACGACGAGGTTTTTGAGGTCACGCTCGTCCTTCAGATTTCCACTTTCGTCGAAAATCTTGATCTGGAGCCGACCGCTAACCTTGATGTCTTCGAAAGCTTTCATCTAATTAGCCTCTGTCAGAAGTAGAAAGAAGAACCAACATAGTCTTCGGCGAAGTAAGTGATGTCGGCATAATCCGTCATCCTTGCGTAGCCGGAGTCCGATGCGGCCAACGATTCGCTGGGATTCTTTCCGAACTCCAGCAAAGAGTCGTCTATTGCATACTCAACGTCATCTTCGGTTCTGCCAAAAAAGGCGAGGTATGAAAAGTTATCAATGGCAGACGTCTCGTCCGCCCTATGGGTCGAGAAAACAGAAGAAATCCCGTCCCCGAATACTACATTTTCCGAAGCCCCCTTTGAAGTTTCCAGTGAGTGGGCTTCTTCGACTGACTGCAAGTCAGAGAGTGATAATCCAAAGTCTAGGATTATCTCGTCAATCTGCGGGAACTCATCAGACAATGACTTGCCTGAAGATATCCTTGCGCTGTCTGTAGTGCCGTTAGACGTTTCCAAAGACTTTTCAAAGCCTTTGGAAACAGCATCTATCGCCGAGTAGAGATCAGAGAACCCCTTGGAGGTGTCAAACGCAAGAAGCTCGGAAAACCCATCAGTCTGATCCGAGATATGCTTGCCAGCGTCGAATCGGCTGAAATCGTATACGCCAAAAAGGTCGCCGATGCCTAGGCCAAAATCAAGTGTCGATGCATCAAGGGCATTAACCGCATCGACAAGGTTCTTGTCGAATATCAAGAACGCCTGATCGGCGGGAACTTGAATAGTGTCGTTGACCCAGCGATCTGGCGGGGTCGGGTCGGCGAACACATTGGCCGCCGCAAGCTGAACGTAGCTCGACAACGCATAAGCGTTGACGAACGTGACCGCGTTCTTGAGATTTACGTAATCAGCGGAGTCCCGAAGATTTACGTATTGAGTAGTCGCCCTCGCGTAGACATGAAGCGGCTCAGTGCGGAGTTTCTGGAACTCCACATCTGGTGCAGCTTTTGGGATATCGAGGACAACACGAATCATTAGAAGTCAGAGCGAACGCGCAACTTGATGAGATCGTAAACCGTCTGGATTCCTGACCCATTCTGCATCTCAATCTCAGCCTCGTACACGCCAGCGGCGTCCAAAGCTTGAGAGTTCCACTGAAACGCGACGCGGCCATTAACGGCGTCCGTTACGGAGCCGGTAATAGTCGTCTTAATGGTTGTTGAGCCGACCTCGCGAATCTTTAGACGAACCGTCGCGCCGGTCAGGTCAATTGCCTGCCAAGTGTTCGGGTCGCTTTCGTCAAGAATCTGGCCGACAGCGGCGGAGTTGCTGTCCTTCAGGTTCAGATAAAGAACCGGAAGGGTATCTCCCTCTACGAGGGGGATGGTTGCGCTATAGCTCATACGAACTCCCTAGGTGCAACCGACAACGCGCCGCCAGCATAGCCATGCTTAGACTTGCGAATCGCAATCCCAAGCGCCTTGTCGAAAAGAATCTTGTTCATGCCAGCGCGATCCGGATCAGACCAGACCTTCTGGGGCTGAATCTGAAGCCGGTACAACGCACCCTTGATGAGCGTCTCAGAGTTCTCGTTCGCGATGTAATCGGGGATCGAGGTGCTGCTCTGAGACGGCTTGAGCGAGTACAGGACATACAGCGTCTCGCTCACGGAAGGCGTCGGAGCCACCGTAATGGTGTCGCTGTCGTTCATCGTGTACACGCGAGCAGGGCCGCTGCCAGCCGCCATGAAGATGTCTACCGGCGTTACGGGAGACAGCTTCTCGTAGCTCGGCGAGGCGGTCGTCCCGCGATTCCGGTAGACGCCGAGAACGTGATTGATCTCAGCGCCAGCCGGAGGACTCAGGTCGATTTCGTTCGTGCCAGCCGGAACAATCGCGTCTTCAATTGGCTGAATCCAGATGTCGGTCTTGATGCAGAACTCAATCGCCGCATCCTTAAGGCATTGCGCGATCGAAAAGACAGGGCATCCCGGAACTTCCAGCAGGACTTTGTTTGCTAGATCGGTATATTTCACTCTGCCTTACCCCGTTTCAGCCCTTAAATTTCCCGCTTGGGAATTTGATATCAGCCCTGTGCCGCCTGCCCCGGAGGGATTCGCGGACGCGGGGTGGATGCCGAATCGGACTGCGTCTTGATGCCAAGCGAGTTCTGGAACGCCTGAAGATGCGCTTGCGCACGGGCCACATTCCCGGCGTACTCGGAATCTTTCGAGTAAGCGCGATACAAAAGGTAGTCGAGAATCGCGTTTGCGTAGATGTCGTCGATGTCGATGACGGTCGTCGCAATATCTGCAAGATCGTTCGGGCCTCCGGTTGACGTAACCGTCGTAGGGGAGGAGCTATAAACGATTTCGATAGCGGCCACGTTCGTCGGCTTCGGGTAAAGGTAGAACGTCTTCGGATCGAGCGGGTTATAGATGTAATGCTCAATCAGATTCGTGCCAACGATCGGCGTGTTGTGCCAATCCGGAAGCTGGTCGTCCATGATTCGCCGGTCAATCTGGCGAATCGCCTTGCCGCTAACATTTCGAACAACATCAAGCAAGCGAAGCGCAGCAGAGGGAAGCGTTTGCTTCGACCCAGCAGCGCAATTGAAAGTCGTGTTTACAGTCTTCGCGTCAGGGCGAACAAGGACAACCTCGCGTTGCGCGTCATTGAAGAACTTCAGAAGTTCCTGCTTCGCCCAGCGAGTGCCAGTCGTGTCCTGAAGGATGATCTGCGCACGGTCAATGATCTCAACCACTTTTACCGTAGCCATGTTTTAACCTTCGTAATACGGTTCTAAATCAGGGTTGTCAGCGTACACAGGGTTCCAGTCCCAGATCACGCCGGTACGTTTGTTTCGAAGTTTCTTGGTTGGAGCGACAGGCACATCTTGCACCTGAATCCTCGGCTTTCCAAGAGCCTCGACCTCATGTTGCAAATCATGCAACTTCTTTCTTCGGTCAATCGTCACGCCAAAGTTTGCCTTGGCGTATTCGTAGAGTTCGTCTTTGCTCATGCCATTGATATCCATAAGAAGAATCGGGGAGAGCATGGTTACCCATGCCCTCCCCTCTCCTATTACATGCCGGTCAGCTTGAGGGCCACGCCACAGGTCGGGTGAACAACCTTGTAGCCATAGACCTTCAGGCCGCGAACGCCATCACCGAAGGACGACTCAAGGCGAACCGTCTCAGTGTTGGTGAACTGCGAAGCGAAGCAAGCGAACTTCTTGTGACCAGCCAAGCAGAGGCGCTTGCCAGCGTCACCGCCCGAACCAGCGGCGAGGAGGTTCGACTGATAGACCGTGAAGCGGTCGATCATGCCAACCTTGCCGTTGCGCAGCGGCGAAGCCGAGTCACCAGTGAGGTACGCGAACTTCAGATCCGACTTCTTGAGAAGCTCGATCACCTTCGGCGAGACAACGAGGAAGCGATCGCTATCCGGGATGTTGTCTTCGTCGAGGATACGGGCAGCCTCAAGGATCGGGTCGAGGATGTTCGACGCGGTCGGGGTCGTGGTCACGTCCACCGAGTTGCCAGACGCCACGCCAGACACGATGTTACCGAGAACGTCCGTCTCGACAGCAATGCGCATCTGCTCGGAAGCGTCACGGGCAGCCTCGTCCCAGAAAGCGATGTCGCTTTCGGCCTTCAGCACATCGTCCACCTTGAAGGCGTACGACTTGGCCTTGTCAACGAGCAACTCGATGGTCGAGGTCGTCACGTCCTGATACGAGATCGTGCCGGTGTAGTTCGCGACGGTGATCGCCGGAACCGTACGGATCACAACCTTCGAACCCTGACCCGAGATCTCACCCTCGTAGTCGTTGTTCGTCACCTGCTCAAGAACAGACGCCGCGTAGAACTTCGCCTGAAGCTTCTTCGAGAAGATATCAGGGACGAAGCCAGCCGCGTTGTTCGCAACCCAGCCGCCATTGGCGACCGTAAAGTTCATAGCCATTTCAAAATACCTTTAGAAAAGAGTTGTACTGCTTGTCAGCGTACACGACCCTCGGCCCACGCCTTGTCGATCTCGGACTCAAGCCGCTCGTAATCACGGCGGTTCAAACCCTGAATCTCTGCGCGAGTCCAGACTCGCTTGTTGCCGACATTCGGATTTCGCGCCTTCGGCAATTTTGGCTCTGCCAATTTCTTTGCCTCGGACACTACGTCCACCTTCGGTGCAGAATTCGTGACGCTCTTAAATCGGTCGAGAAGCTCGATAACTTCCTCGGCAGTACCGTTCTTGGCAATCCGTTTCCAAGTTCCGGTCTGTCCGTCGAGCCATGTCTGGAACCCGTCGTCTCCCGCGATATCGGCGAAATCGGGATGCTTCGCCTTCACAGCAGAGACATGGAGTTCCAAAGTTCTCTCTTCCTCAGACTTCCGATAAAGCTGCGCCGTCTGCTTGAGATCTGACTGAAGCTTCTGAAGCTGTTTAAGAAGCGGCTTGGCGATATCCGGATAGTCGCGTTCCAATGCTTCTATCTCAGGATCTGGGCCTTGCACTTCCTGCTTCTGAGCCAGTTCTTGCTCAAGCAGGGCAATTCGATTGGCAAGGGTTTCGCTAGTTTGTTTAGCGGCCTTGGCTTCCTCGATCGCCTTCGTCATTCTGGACTGCGCGTTTTTGTAGCGGTCTTCCGCTTTGGCAAGCTGCGCCTTCCAGTTATCGTCGGGCTTGGACGCACCATCATCCTCGTCCGACTTGGCCTTAACCTCAGCCTCCGTCTCCTGCGGCTCTTCAGGGGGAGTCTCTTCTTGAACCTCTTCCGGCTCAGGTTGCGGTGGAGTGTCCTCTTGGGCGTTAGCCTTCAGGGATTCCTCCTGTGCCTTCTTGTACTGTTCAACAAGAGCGTTTGCTTCAGCTTCCAGCTTCGCTGGATCATTCCTGCTTGCCATTTATAACTCCGGGCCTTTTAGGCGTATCGGATCAAAGTTCAGCAGCGCGTGTCGTTCCCCGATGCGCTGCCTCCAGTACGGCTTTCGCCGAATCCTCTAACTCAAGTAATGCGCGTAACTCAACGACCCTACCCTGTTCAAAGCGGTAGTTGTCCGTTGTTTCCAGAGCCTTGTGGCATTGGGCGAGGCGTAGGCGGAGTAGGCTGGACAAGACCGTCCACTGAGGGTGGCTGGACAGCTCCAGCAACGCCCTCGCCTGATCCTTCGTCAGCTTCAAGCCCATTCATTTCTCCCAGCTCCGGCATTTCCTTGAGAATTCTGTCCGCGTCGATATCGAGCGACTTGGCGATATCCTTGATAAGCGCCTCGAAGTTCACCATCTGCCCCATCGCAGGGTTTGCGACGAGCGACATGAACTGCAACAGCCGCTGCGACTGCACTTCCTTCTGGATAAGCGCAGTCGATCCACGCGCAATAATCCGCATGTCACCCTTGATGCTCTCATCAGAGTTCCACGCCATGTTCCAATCGTACAACGCACGAACCATCGGCGCCAGCAGGAAGTCATCGATGTTCTTGATGACCGACTTCAGCGAGATGCTGGCCGCACCCATGAGCATAGACATGCCAGTGGCAGTCTTGTTCATGCCGCCAGAGGTAGAGCCATGCGTATAGGAGGGGAGCGAGGTGGTCTCATCGGCGAACCGACGGAACAACTCGATGACCCCACCCAATGCATTTGCATTACTCTCGGGCTGGTAGAAGCGAACCATCGGCATGGCAGCATCGCCGCCCTCGCGCAGGAAGATTCGCCACGGGTAGATCTGGGTCGGGTCTTCGCCAGCCGCAATCAGATCCGTGTTGACTTCAACGAGGGGGCCAGAGGAAATTGCCATGTTGTCGATGAAGATGCGGGTTGCCGCATTCATCGTCACCTGACTGTCTCGCATCTGGCGCGGTACGCCGACGCCCCAGAACTGGTGTGGGGTCTTCTCGTACGGAGCCAGTTTGTAAGGAATCTCCGCCCCGGGAAGTGGGTTGATCTGCGCCTTTAGAACGCGGTCTGAGCAGAGCCAAACATTGGCCGAGAAGATAGAGTTGAGATCATCATCAGGGATATCAACTCCGACATCGCGGAGATCCGCGCCGACGATGTCACCCCAAAATTCGAGTACCTCGTATCGATTCGACTCCGAGTACTCGTTAACATTGCTCAGGCTGCGACGATCCCGCTCATGCTGCAACTCTTGGTGGTTGCCATGGCGGAAGTTCGTCATGATGTAGTCGATCGCTTGATCGTCAAATCCCGGCGATGCTTTAAGCTCCGCAAGCTGCGACTTCGTGAGAACGTGACGGCGGTAAACGCCAGTCGAGTCCTGCATCGAGGTGGCAAACGGGTCGGGGTAAAGGTCGAACACGGAGACGCTTTCAATCTCCGGCAGAATCCGCTCTTCGTAAATCAGTACGTGCTGGTCGCCGTTGTGACGCCAGTGACCAGACCGCTCCACTCGCAACGTCCCGGCCTTGATCGCCCCAGTCCCAAAGATGCACATCTCCATGATGGTCTCTTTGAGCTTCATCTCGAGATTGGCCTCGGACGTCTGATCATGGATGACCTCGGTCATCTTCTCAGCGCGTTCCCCGGCTTCCTTCTTGATGTACTCCTTGATCTCTTCGGTGCGTTCCCGGATCAAATCTTGAGCCTGTGACGGGTCAAGACCCGTCATCATTTTCATCTCCTTCGCCGCCTCGACCATGAGCTTGGTTTCCAAGCCGGGGATCGTGGGAATCGGCGTAGGGTTGATGGAATAAAAATACTCTCCCGGTTGGAAGAGCAAGTCGACGATACGGGAGTAAGCGGCCATGACCTTAGTTCTGGTAAGGCCAACATATACTCGCGAACGTCCGGGCGGGAGACGCGCCAAAATGTCAGGCTCGTAAATGCCAAGGAACTGGCGAAGGTCAACGAGCCACTCGTCTTCTATGCGCTGGCGGGAATCTTTCCAAGTCTCGAACTGACCCCGGAGCCGGGAACCAAGGTCATTGAATACAGCGGACTGTGAATCAGTCGGCGAAGACATGCCGTTCTCGACTACGAGATCGCCCGGCTCTGGATATTCGTCTTCTCTATTCATTAGTAACCCGCAATTGAGTCAGCAATTTCTGGCCTAGTAGACCACGTTCGTTCTCGACGCGGCATGGAGTTCAACCCGAATATTGCTATTGCATAAGCTACGACCCTGTCGTCAAAGCACCCATGCGCCGCATTCGTCTTGCCCCGTGCGTCAATGACGTACGTCCTCAACTCTTCCAGCAATTCCTTATCAGCGACCCCTGCCTCACCCTGACGAATCAGGGCAGCGAGGTTGTCGATGATCAGCGGCTTGGTCTTACTCGTCGTAAGCCACCCCGCCTTCCGGGTCATCTTGTCCCCATAAGCGTGATCGACCGTCTGTTCGACATATAGATTTGGATAGCCCAAATCCTGTAATCTACGCAGAGTGGTCAACCCATGATTGTTTCTCTCAACCAAGAGCCACGCCTTTTTATAATAGTATCCTAACGATTTCAAGATGTCACCATATTCCCACGGATCAACGTGTCCGTGCCAGCAGGCAACCTGCCTGCCATTGGAATCGACAA